ATCTCTATATTAATATAAAAGAAAAAAATAAGCAAGAAAAATATTATAAAATAATGATAATTGATATAAATAATAATATAATTTTTTCAAATATTAATATTATAAGTTTATTTATTATTTCACTATTTAATTTAATTACTTATGATATGATTACTTATAATGATAGAATAATTATTTTATCAAAAAATGATACACACCAATTTAAATATGATTCGGTATCAATAAAAGATTTTATTGGATATTCTATGTTTCCAAATAGTAGTAAACTTTTTATTAATAAGTTTTCAAAGTTTTCTAATGGCGCATGTGTTTCAAAATCAAACCCATCAATTTTATATTTGGTATAAAAATTAGAATTAAATGGTTCAATGAAAAGTGTGTACTCTAATAATTCTAAATGAGAATATATGAGTTTAGTTAAAGATGTAGAGCCACTACGAGGTGTTGCCAGAACCAGTATTTTCATTATGTTAGATTTTCTATTAATTTAGGCTGAAAATCTGTAAATGAAACTAATGTATATCTATCCCCTTCCGTAACCTCAGAAACTCTATGCATCAAATCTCCTCTAAAGATAACCAACATATTTTTAATAGGTTTAATTATAATATTTTCAATAATTAAATCTCCACCTAAAAAATCATCGTTTAAAAATGAAACAATACTCCATTTGTAAATATGGTAATGCATCCTTTCAATTGAAGGTATTAAATTATCTATTAGTTGTACCCTTACAAATTTTGGGTTTCGAATTATTATTCTTTTAGATAAATCCTTTATTAAAGTATCGTTTAAATTAACTGCTTTAAATGAGTACACATCATTTATATTTTCAAATTCAATCGATGTATTTGATTTATAATATGTTATTAAATTATCACTTTCAGAATTTGTAAAAAAATTCTTATGTATTTGTATCATACTATTTTTTCAAATAAACATTATTTTAAAATTAGTTTAAGTGTTTATCCTTAACTCTATTTACAAATGATTGAACAGCGGATGATATCTTAGTTTTAAGTTCAACCGAAATTGGTTTAACTAAAACTTTAATAACTGTTTGAGGTCTTTCTATTCTATTTATTTTAATCATTTTATTTATGTTTGTGTTTAATTTATTATATAAAATTTTTAACGTTTTCCTCCACCCCTAAAACCACAACTACCACCACTACAATAGCTACTAAAGCACCAATCCCCGCAGTAACTCCACGGACACCAACAAGGGTTGTGCATTACACCAAAATTACCCGCGCCCAAATCAACTAAAAAAAGGTCTGATGGCTCAAAATCTAAAGCATAAACTGTCATTTTTGTATGCTCCATTTCTAATTCTGCAATTTCTAATGTAGTTAATTCAGAAGTTTCCGCATTTGTAATTACTATTTTATCCCCCACATACATTTTATTTAATACTTCAAATCTAGTTGCTGATGAACCAGATTCCTCTATATAGTATGTACAAGCGGGTGAATCTATCCAATTTCTACCATCTGTTAGTGTAACTCTAATAAACATAGTATCAACCGATGCGGACACGATATGATTTAAACTAGATGTAGTTTGGGTTAATGTATCTCTGGATTGTTGCAATGTACTCTCCCACCCTAACACATCTAATTTTCCTTCTTCAAAGTTAGCTCCGTGATTACCATTAAAATCAACAAAATCAATTGAACGAATATAAGTACCCAATTGTATAGCATCGGCTCTGTGTAATGAACCGGTATAATCTACAATTAAAGAATCTTCATCGGTATGATATTCACGACTTATATCATCTAGTTGCTTTGTGATATATTTGTATCTAGTTTTTTGGTCTAATTTAGTTGAACCACTTATAAATTCATTTTCCAATTTAGAAATTGGTATAATAGAAGATTGTCTGTATCCTCCCATGTTAATAACATCCAATGTACTACCGTACAAAATATCAATACTTCTAATTATAGAATATCTATCTTCGATTAAATTATTATCAGAATATATAAATTCCTGTGCTAAATAGTCGGTAGGGAGATTACCCTTTATATTATCCAATTCAGATTGATTACTAATTATATTAATCTCCGGATACGATACCCTATCATATGTAGGATATCTTGCTTTTATTAAAATATTAGGATGTAAACTACTACTGTAATCCACATAATCTAATGTATCAAGATTTATTTCAGCAGTATCAAAAAATGTTTTTGGAATGTATTCTGAAGTGTGCATTAAACCGAAAAATCCAAACTTATCTGCACAATATGTCTCATCTATTAATGCAGTTGTATCATATGATTGTCTTAAAATAAACTTAGTTGAAGAATCTTCTATATAAGGAACTGTAATAGAACCTTGTGGTACAACATAATCATTGAATGAAATATTATTTTCAAGACACCTTTGTTCTAAGATTTCTTTAAACCTATATTCTTGATACAGGGGTATGTATGAATCGATTTCTGTCCAAATAAAATGGAACTCTACTATCCCATTAGAATTAAGCATATCAAATAAACTATCATAATCAAGCATTTCAGCTCCCTGATTATAGATAGTTGTATTAGTGTTAGTTTCTATAAACTTTACATCCCCATTGTGTTCCAATAAATCACTACCGATTATTACTCCTTTCATAAAATATTATGTTAATTTATTATAAATATCTATTTTTTATATTATAGTACTCTTTGATTTTTTGGATACTTTCTGCATATAGTTAGAATCGGATTCCTCCCATTTTTCCATTGGACAGGCGTTAAAAAATGGAGAGAATACTTTTTTACTCAATGGACACCCACATTTTCCACATACAGTAGACCACTTTTTACCTCTAAAAGTTTCCTTCCTATACTCACATAACTTACATATTTCTAACCTAGCAGTTGCTATTGATTTTTGAGTTTCTCTTGGATTCTTCGAAATTACCCACGCTTCAAATATTTCTTTAAAATTTGGTATATTCATTATAATAGTGATTTATTACTCTTTGGAAAATCATAATATTCATATACGGAATCATATCTTTCTATAAATTGACTATCCAACTTCAACTTAGGTTGGATAAACATACTAGAATTTACATGTTTTAATTTAAATTCGATATTTGTGATATTTGATACCCATTCTTCCATCTTATTCGTTTCATTTATATCAAACCAAATAATATTTTTATCATGATTATGCCAGTGTGAAATAGGTGTTAATAAAATATCGATTACATTAATTACATATTGATAAAAACTATCACTTTCATTATACTTTATTTCAGGCATTAATTTAATTAAAAAAGAATAAATAGAATCATATCTTTTTCTTTTTGATATAATATCCATTGTATTGAAAAAGAATAGTTCATTTAAATCTAGATTACAAATTTCGGAAGATAATTTAGTTAATCCAATTCTATCTAAATCATATATGATATGTCTATATAAAGAATAGAATCTTTCATACCTATCTCTTTTAGTTGCTATTATAGGTAGGTCGTATCCAAATTTATTTTGTAACTCAATTAAGGGTGTATGGCCGTGTTCTATAAAATTCATTATATTCGATTCATCTATAGAACTAAAATCTATCTTAGAATTTTCATAATCGGCACGAGTATCCAAATTATTTACACTCAATCCATTTACGATACATGAATAATGAAATGATGTAGAACCACATCTTGGGAGAGAAATATATAAGAATTTATTATCTACTAACATATTAAATTAGAGTATCTTCTTTTTTAAAAAAATCATAGTAATCATATATTGAATTATATTTTTTTACAAAATATTCATCATTTATTATATCGGATTTATACTCAATACTAGAGCCGAACATTTCTAACTTAAAAGGTTTGCTTGTTTTAGATGATACCCACTGTTCTAAATCTTTTAAATTAGTAAAATCAAACCAAATTATATTAGGATTATTATTATGATAAATAGATATGGGAGAAAACAATGGTAATAATAAAGATTCTAATCTTTTATGAAAATTTAAATAACCTATTCTTTTAAGAAATGTATTAAGTAAATCAAGTCTGGATTCTTTACTTATTAGGTCTTCACTTTTATAAAATAAAATATCATCTACATTTAATTCTAATAATGTATCTGCTATCATAAAAATATTATGTCGTTGTAGTTCTCCAATACAATGATTAAAATAAGATATATATCTTTCGTATCTATTTCGCTTAACTGATATTATATCATATTCCCTACCAAACGTTTCTGTTAACTCATTAATTGTCTCATGAAAATGATTTATATCATATACCAATTCCATATTACTTAATTTAATTAGTTCATCATTTTTATAAGATTTATCAAACTTAGGATTGGCATGTTTTACATCAAAATTATGTCTAATGCATGAAATATGAAACGAAGTTGATGCGCATCTCGGTAAGGATAAATAAATAAATTTATTATCAACTAACATTAAAGTAAACTTTTTTCTTTTTTAATAAAATCGAATCCAACATTTCCCGCTAATACAATTCTATCTATTGTAGAATTAGGTGCATTGTTTGGAGCGTGTGGCATCCACCCCTCCATTACTATTATATCATCTTCTTCAGGTCTTATCCAATATTCTGTATTATCCTTTCCTTTAAAATATAAAACACCATCTTCTCCTTCCATCACATCTGGCATCTGTATGTAATAAACATATGTATAATCTGGAATAAATGATTTTGTTTTTTTATTAATTTCTGTATGTGTATGATATTTTTGTTTTTTATCATAGAAGTTTTCTTGCACCGGCTCCTTTGAGCGAACAACATTAACCCATACATCGGTATTAACTTTATTAAATTCTTTATTAAACTGCTCTAAGTATATACTTTTACATACATCGATTCCATATTGACAAACCTCATCTAATTTATTTTGTATAGAAAAGTTTCCATTGAAATTTATATCATTAGTCCATTCTATTTTATAACCAAATCCATCGGTATGAACTACTTCTTTTAAAGAATCTATTACTTCATTTGCTTCCCTTAAAATTATATCCTTATATATGGATAAATCTAATTTGCCTTTCCATATAAAAGTGGTATCATCAAAATAAATTTTTTCCATATTATATTAATTCCTTTACTGAAAATTTTTTATTTTTTTTAAAAATCATCTGATAGTTGTAAATAAAGAAAGTTAATTCTGTTTCCTCTACTTCTTTTAAATCAAATGTTTTTAATAACTCCGCATTTGTTTTGGGTATTAGATTGTTATCCTTATCTAATATAAGTTGTAACTTTTCAGGAATTGGCATTTGATATGAAGCTTTCCAAAATGGAGTATCAAATCTTTCGGCTAAATAATGATATCTAACGAACATCATATTTTGTTCATTGATACTAGAACAGGTATCATTAAATCTATCTCTAAGAGAAACATCGAATTTAGCACTTATCAATCTCTTTAATTGCATTATAGTTGACATCAATGAAGTAGCTTCCAATGGTTCTATGAATCCATATGATAACCCAATTGCAACACTATTACCTATCCAACTCCTCTTGTGTGTACCAGGCTTAAAATCAAATACTTTTTGTATCTTTATTTCTTTACCAATATAATCTTCTACTTCTTTTTTAGCTTCCTCTATAGTAATGAATTCTGAATTAAATGTATATCCACACCCCCATCGATGTTGTAATGGAATCTGCCACATCCAACCTGAGTTCATTGAAATCATATTAGTGTGGGTTATATCTCCAATTGAATATTTATTTTCCTGTGGTAAAAAGTATGCCATAGCTTTATTCAATAGAAGATATTTGGAATAATCAATCCACTCTTCATTGTGAACTTTACCTATAATAATTCTAGCAAATCCACTACAATCAAATACAAAATCTATATCCTTAATATCAGTTCCATCTTTAAGTGAAAGAGAATGTATATCATCACCTGTTTTATTTACGCTATCAACTTCACCATCAATCCAATTAACCCTTCTA